ATATAGTTAACTATATCATCATGTAGAAATTATATAGTAAACTATTATCTACGTATTGTCAAGTCATTAATGCCTCCCTCATGATCTGTTTCATTTCATTCGCATCTATTTTCAGAAAAGCCCTATACTTCATCATAAGCCGCGATATATCTGGCCAGATAATCTTATCTCGAATGGTTTGATTCCAGTTATCGACAAATCCCAGAACCTCATTGGCTATAATAAGTGTTTCTAAGCTAATCTTCTTGCCCAGGTAGAGCTTTAGAAATGGTGGATGATTTCCATCTACAATTGTCCATAATGTTTTGGGATCTTCCTGAATTTTACTCATATCGAGCCGCAGAAAATACTTCATGGCTTCCTGTCTCTTCTTCCATTCACGATAAATCTTGTCGGATTCCAATGTAATGAGGTCGCCTACCCATGTTGTTTTTCCGCAAATCATATTAGCCACGATAAAATTGATTAATTCATCCTTGTAGCGGCGTTCGATTTTCCTATAGTGAAAATAATCCTTACGCATAACAAATTTATTTGCATCAAAATTATTTGATTCCCGCGTCTTACCCTTGTATAGAAAATAATCGTATTTGCTGGTAAAATGAAGCTTAAGCGCAGCAAAAGTCTGATATGCGAGTTGCCCTTCCATTAGATATTCAGTTTTCTGCTCCCACTCTTTTTTCTCATAAGATTCAATGAAACTGCTTCATTCTTGATAAGTTTTTTTAATTGTGGAGTAAGAAGCTCGGGAATGCTTTCTATCTCGATATTTCTTTCCCTACAGAGTTCAAGAATAGCATCGATATGTGATATATTTTTATCCCGCATCATAGTAATGAGCATACACGAAAACGTGCTCGGTGTTAAGAATTTAACATCGTCGATTACTGTACTCACAATGCGCGCCCAACATCGAGTCGCTTAATGTCTTCGCTTAGAATTTCTGGCCAATACAGTTCAAATGCGACACAATTCTCGATGCATTCGAACCAATGATATTCGCCTGGCTTCACCATACAAAAATCGCCAGGATTTAGCGTAGTTCTATCGGTAAGATCGTAATCGGCTTTCTTGACGTGTATATTCAATATGCCACGTTCTACATAAAATCCATTCCACTTGTATTCATGCTTATGAATCGAACATCGATATCCAGCATTTACTGTTATTCGATGAAATTCGACCAATGGATTTTGTAGAATTGGGCAGGATTCGCCCCACACTTTACCACTACGTAACATTATGATTAATCTTTCTAAAATTCTTAGCTATGATATCCAATTCGATAATATTTCTGAGTAGCCCATATACATCGCGCAATCGAATCATATTAGGTCCATCCGACGGAGCGATTTCAGGATTATTATGCACTTCCATGAATAGTCCTGCAATACCAACAGCCGTTGCTGACCGTGCGATGACCTTGGCCATCTCACGATTGCCGCCAGATTTGGCACCCATACCACCAGGAGACTGAACCGCATGTGTGCAATCCATGATCACTGGATAAGCCTGCGGAAAAGCTTGCATGATTTCAAGTGAGCGCATATCTACGACTAGATCGTTATATCCAAATGTAGTTCCGCGCTCCGTAATCATAATTTGTCGAGCGCCAAAGTGTTCTAACTTAAGTACGACTTGCTCCATTTCGCGCGGAGAAAGAAACTGCCCCTTCTTGATATTTACAGGCCTACCCGTCTCAGCCGCGGCCTTAAGTAGATCAGTCTGCCGACATAGAAACGCAGGAATCTGGATAATATCTGCACACGTCGCATCGCATTGCCACGGTTCATGTACGTCGGTTATAACTTCAATGCCCATGTCTTGCACAGCCTGCATACCGTAATATGCTTCATCAAAGCTCACACCTCTAAAGCTATCGACGCTTGTTCTATTGGCTTTATCGAATGATGTCTTGTAGAGAAAGTTGATGGTGGTACCATATTGATCGCCAACCTCAGCGCAAATTTCTCGCAGCGATTCAGCCATCATGACGGCATGCTCTTCATTTTCGAATACGCAAGGACCAGCAATGATACTAATGGTTTTATCGTTGCCACAATTATTATAGAATGTAGTCTTTCCGCCAGTATTGTCTGCCATGTTCATGCTGCCCATAAAGGTCGAATTGGTAGTAGAAGTCTCGGAATTATCCACTGAATCAATCACGTTCACCTCATTTAATTTGAGTAATTTCACGCATCCGAAATGCGTGATAATCATGTTTAACTAATACAGTATACACTTTATTCGCTAGCTTGTCAACCATTAATGTATCATAAATGAAATATCATCTACTACGTAATACTTCATAACTGATTTGCAATATGCAACTGAAGATGCAGTAATTACATTACCTGCATATAGACCCGCAAAATAATAATGTAATGTCAGACAAATTTCACCATTCGCTTTTTCTGACGCCATAGCTAAATATTTCAGGCCATATCGTAAATTGGTTCGACAATCATATAGTCCTCCGGGTGTTCCTTTATATCCAATATCTCTGGCCGTAGTGTATTTGATTTGCATAAGTCCGATAGCACCAGAATATGATGTGACAGAACATTTTCCAGAAGATTCCTGTGATATTACTGCGAGTGCCAGATTACTTGCAACATTATAGCGTTGAGATTTTTCGACAATGATCTTATGAAGATCGGTGCCGCGCCTAATATTAGCGTGAATAATTTGTGTCTGTGCATACGCGCTGATGGCAGTAGTCAACATCAGAATTGACGCAATTACACATACTATGATAATTCGCATATCATTAGATCCTTGTTGTTTCGGGGTGGACGGTTATTCTGTTTCTAGGAAACCGGCCGAAACCCAATGAGGTTACGCCGCTAGGCGATATTCCTCAAATGAGACATTATCGTTGGCTCTTACGATTGCTTCTTTAACTATCCGGCTTCCGCGTTGCCGATTCTCCACTATTCTTTAGCACCAGTCGATCCTATTTCACTCCCATTGGTGGAAGTGTCGGGTACTGCCCCCGAGTCCTGAATACTCATGAATAGCTTCATCGAATATCTTTATTTAGTATAGACTAATTGTCATTTATTAGCAAGCTTTTTGTGCATAATAGTCGTTTATAATTTGTTTGACATCATCAACATAGTCATCTCGTTTGGCTTCAAATACTTGAGCCATTGTCGTTTCATCGCATCCAATGATGATGACAATATTTTTACAGGGCAGCTGTGTTCTTTCTTCGAACATCATACTATAAGCCGCGCACTGTAAAAAATAATCCGTGATATATTTGCGCTGCTTCTCGCGAGAAGAAGTCTTGAAGTCTATGATGGCGCGTTCGCCTTTCCATATACCAATTAGATCGCATCGCCCAGCAACACGAAGAGTATCGGAATACATGGGAGCTTCAGATGCATTGATGATTTCCAGATTCTTGTCTATAACCTGTTTCATCTGCGAGAACATAGCCATGGTAGTTGGCATTTCATTGAGCGGCACCTTCTCAGTCATGAGATACGATTCCAAATGCTCATGAATGTTCGTGCCGCGGCGTGCTGCGGCATTGGCAATTCGATCAGCCTTCTCATGGCCAATTCGATCACGCCACTTTTGTAGACTCTTCTGTTTGTCGGGCTGCTTACCGAGTATCGTCGTGATAGAAGGATACGATCCTCGAGGAGTTTCATATAGTCTTCCCGAGGATGTAGAAATTGCGGTCAGTTCCTCGAATGATATAATCTCGTGTGTAAATCTCATAAATCTATGTTCATCCTGTCTTTAGTAATAATATAGTCTTTCACTAGCGCACTTCGGACGATATCGTCGTGAGTGAATTCAATATGATCAAAGCTATTCATGGCCTTGATAATCTGCATAAATTTTCGAAAGCCCAGCTTGTCCTTCGACTTGGTCAGATCGGTCTGCGTGAAGTCTGCACATATGATTACGCGGCAGCCTTCACCGATTCTGGTCATGATGGTATTCAATTCATGCCCGCTACAATTCTGGGCTTCATCGATAATAATTATATTGTCGCGAAATGTAATGCCTCGAAGAAACGAGGTGGTGCTGAATTCAATATAATGATTTTTTCTGAAGTACTCGTATGCTGTAGCACGCCCTGTTAGCTCACTGCATAGTCCAACATACGGAGCTTCATATACCACAATCTTCTCCTCGACTTTGCCGGGCAGAAACCCCATGTCGCGAGAGGGTACGACACTTCGAAGAATTACGATTGGTTTTGGTGATGTTCCCATGATAACTGAATTTAAGGCCAAATACAAAGCAAGAAATGTCTTGCCTGTTCCTGCCGAACCATGTAGAAGAATGTTTCTATCATTTGCGAACGATTCGAATGTTCGCGATTGATTATGTGTGATGGGTACTATTCGCTTCAAGGTCACTTTAGTAAGCTGATTTCTAGCCTCGACGTTGTGTTGTGTCTTTTTTATTCTTTTCTGTAACTTCTTTTCCCGTCGTGTAAGATATATGTCACTAGACTCGGCGCATTGAAGTGAATTAGTGTACATCGCTTCTCCTACTAAAGTATATTCATTGTACTCCGTCTATTTGTTTTCTTAATATTTCTCAAGATATCCCTAAAGCCTTCGTCGGGCTTTCGTTGCCCGGCTACGCCACTCACGATACGCGGAGCAGATAGAACATGAGTTTTATTTGGGTTACGTTTGAGAAATTGTTCCAGATTAGAGTAAGTCATACTAACTTCCTCTAGATGTTCAGTGTCGTTATCTTTAATCGTATATGTGGGCATAAAATCTCCTAGAACATAATTTATTTAGTGTTTACTGATTCTAGAATCAAGTTGACTGTATTATGTAGTGTGATCATATATTAATTCCACGTGCTTGAGGAATATTTTTGAAGTAGTTCAGCATGTTCTTTCGACATTGTAAAGAGTTCCGTCATATCAGACTGATCAATAGGAACTGCAATCATATTTCGACCGTCTTTGGCGGTATATGAATAGTATCGCATCTTCTTAGGATTGATTTCATATATCTTACCCGCACTGTGATGGAAAGTCTTATGATTGGGAACAGATACGAAAATAAGCCGTTCTACAGTCAAGCACTTTTTGAGTTGATTGGGCTTGAAGGTGAATGCATTCCTATGGACATATGGCACTTGGGTCTTGACTTCTGTAGTCAGGCCATCAACTATCATATCTTTTTTCGAATCATATGGGTCAATCGACATTTCAATTTTATACCCGTTTGCCAAGCAGAAATTGGCGAATATAGTTTCGCCAATCTGACCCATTCGAGTCTTGTTGTCAACATCGCTCATATTTCAATCCTCTGATTGATATCATGTAGAATAAATTCGACTTTATTGTATAAAGCAGCGAGTGTGTCGTTGTTTTCAATCACAATATCGAAGTCTGTATTGGCCCAAGCCCATTCTGAATTATGAACATTAGGATAGTTCACATACATAGACATAGAATCGGTACCAGTAATATGATCCTTTGCACATTGCCACCATATTGGATCCTCACCTCTTCGAACATGCCATATCTGGCCATTGCGGCGTCTAATCATTTCAATTTCATTAGGGAATCTGATGTCCGAAATAACGACATTTTTAGACTGCATAATTTTTCGCTCGGCTGCAATCACCCAAGTTTCTGAATGAAAGTTATTTCTAAATAGCTCGGTTCCTAATATCTGTAGGGCCTTGCGCGGTGAAAAATCTGAGCGCCCTAATCGTTCAGCCCAGAAGGAATCGACCTCCTCACGCCGCACGCGATGATCTTGCGTTATTCCTTCTAACATATCTCGATCCCATCCAAATATGATAGCGACTGCATCTTTAAGTGCAGCCGCCATCGATACTCTAACGAATCCTCTACTGTCGCATATGTATTGAGCTACTGTATCTTTACCAGATCCAATAGCGCCGCAGATACCTATGATCATGCGCGATTAGGCCTATAACATCCGACAAACTTTTGCTTAACTATGAATTGTCGCTGAACAGCGAAATACTGTGTGCTCGATTCATCGGAACTCTTCTTCTGAATTAGTTCAATTGCGCCATTCATATATTGCTCCAATGCATATTCAGCCAGCGCATTGACTTCGGCCCAATTCGAATTTTTGGATTCGGGATTTTTTGATCGGTCGAGCGCCAGATTGCCGACATGATACAGAAACATATTTCTTGCCTTATCGATCCGCGAATATTTGACGCGCCTGATAGAAGCTTGTCGTATTCCCGCGGTTACAAATTTCTTAAACGCCAAAATTTTATTGTTGGTGTGCTTAGTAGTCATTGTGTTATCCTATGGTTTGATTGATATTAAAATAATTAGTAGTATTGTGCTG